CTGAAAAAATCAGTGCCGGTCAGTCAGCAGAGCCAAAGTCCACGTCCCTCCCGTAATCACATCTTACAGCGAGAAAAAACCATGACAGAAATGAAAAAACTGGTCACTGCTGATGCAGTGAAGTCAGCGCTGCGCACTGAAGAAGTCCGCGGGACGCTGAAAGCGTCTATCCGTAAAACGTTTGAGGCTCAGATTGATGCGGATGTGGAAGCGATTCTGGATGAGCTTATCGGACCTGCTGAGGGGGCATCTGCGCCACAGGCAGGGGATGGTGAGAATACAGCAGATTCTCCGGTGGAAAACAGCAGCGAACGACCTGAGGCACAAACCGGTGGTGAGGAACAACCAAATGATGTTCTGCAGCCGGAGCCAGCAACCATGCTGTGATACATGACGCACAGGCCACCAGCATATTGCGGTGGTCTTTTATTATCGTGCGCTTCCGGTGAACGGGAGGCGGGGATATGTACCAGATGGAAAAAATCACAACAGGTGTGTCATACACCACGTCTGCGGTGGGGACGGGATACTGGTTCCTGCAGTTGCTGGACAGGGTATCCCCGTCTCAGTGGGCGGCAATAGGCGTGCTGGGGAGTCTGCTGTTTGGTCTGTTAACGTACCTGACGAACCTGTACTTCAAGATTAAAGAGGACCGTCGTAAGGCGGCGCGGGGAGAGTAGTCGATGAATAAAAAATACGAACTGGTTGTAAAATGAATATTTCTAACTGAAAAAACGTTCCCTGAGGTATGCAAAGGTAACAGGCAATCAATAACAGGATGTGATGAAAGGTCCTTGACTTTGTATGCTTTCTCTTTAGATAGCAGAAGATACTGAAAATTTGAGTTGTCGGGGTGTCAGGGACACAGCTGTGCAAGAGGCGGTCATTGTGATTCCATTGATATCCTGTATGCCATGAAGGGCAGGATTTTATGGCTACCTGAGCTTTGGTGATAGTAAGTTGAAAATTCGCATTTTTTGCTGACATGCGTAACGAGAATCCCATAAGCAGGGAGGACTTAATTCTTCATTAACCCATGCGTTGATATTATGTTTCAGCCGTTGAAGCATCAGTGGTGTTAATGTTGTGGTAATAATATCAAGCGTTTTATGTGAGAGTTTACCGTAAGGGTCTGCAAGAATGCTGCTCGTTACTTCGTTATTGTCCGCCATCTGAAGAAGTAACTCTGATTTAACGTTTTCTGTCATTAGTTGTAAAAATCTTCTGCGCAAACTTTCTTTACTGTTCATTTATAAGGCCTCATTTGTTGTTATCTGTTGTGTCTCAAGGGATATGTTTATGAGACCTGCCATGAGTGTTGGATTATATACTTAACATATCAAGAGATTAAAAAACGATAAATCCCCATGAACACAAAAATCAGATACGGCCTGTCGGCTGCCGTTCTGGCGCTGATTGCCGCAGGGGCTTCTGCGCCTGAAATTCTCGACCAGTTTCTGGATGAAAAGGAAGGCAACCACATAACAGCATACCGTGATGGTACGGGTATCTGGACCATCTGCCGTGGTGCCACAATGGTGGACGGTAAGCCTGTCGTTCCTGGCATGAAACTGACGAAGACAAAATGCGAGCAGGTGAACGCCATCGAGCGCAATAAGGCGCTGGCGTGGGTGGAGGAAAATATCCAGGTACCGCTGACTGAACCGCAGAAAGCAGGTATCGCGTCGTTCTGTCCGTACAACATTGGCCCAGGTAAGTGTTTCCCGTCGACGTTTTATAAGCGGCTTAATGCCGGTGATCGTAAAGGTGCCTGCGAGGCGATTCGCTGGTGGATTAAGGATGGTGGCAAAGACTGCCGTATTCGCTCAAACAACTGCTCTGGTCAGGTATCACGGCGTGACCAGGAAAGCATGCTGACGTGCTGGGGGATAGATAATTGATTAAGCTTGTGGCCATTGTATTGCTGTCAATTGGCTCATTTATTGCTGGAAATGTCTGGTGTGAAAGAGAATGGCAAACGAAATGGGCTGAGCGGGACAGTGAAGAGTCGTCGCAGATTGTTAATACGCAGATTGCTGTCAGGATGATTGAACAGGGGCGTATTGTTGCCCGTGATGAGGCTGTCAAAGATGCACAAGAGAAAGCTGTCAAAGCCAATGCTACTGCTGCTGGTTTATCTGCCACTGTTAGTCAGTTGCGGGAAAAAGCAACAAAGCTTACCGTCAGACTGGAAGCGGCAGAGCATACCGCAAATATTGCCGCTACCGTCAGAAGCAAAACAATCGAAAGCAACGTCGCAATGCTCGCCGACATGCTCGGAAGCCTTGCAGAAGAAGCTGGATATTATGCTAAACGCGCTGACGAAAATTACCGCGCTGGATTGACATGTGAACGCATTTATAATTCAGTCAGAGATTCAAGTTATCTGACAGAGACGTATTAATAGTCACTGAAACTGAGGTACAGAGTGTGACAGGTATTATAAAATACCTGTCAGAGTGATGATTCTTCTCTTCCTCACTTTTTATCATGCTGGTGCTCAGGGAGCATTCTGACAAGTGTATTGTCCTTCTGAATATAATGATGAATTAATGCAGCGCCAGCATGGAGTGTGATTAATAAATAACCAATATTTGCAAGTGATTCATGAATAGTTTTGGCTACGGATTTTACTTCTCCGTCGGTGTTAGCGAAAGTGGGAATATCAATCCCCAGAAGGCTCCATGCTTTACCTCCAAAAACCATGATTGCAAGTCCTGATACTGGTAACACCAAAAAAGATATGTATAACAGGGTTTGCATGAATTTGGCTGATATCATTTGCCATGCAGGTGGGGGCGGCGTAATAGCTGGTGTTATATATTTATTATTGATAATTACTCTTATTATCATCAGTAGAAGAATAAATATACCAGCATTGTAATGTGTTTCTCTCATAAGCAAATAGGAGGAAGACCCTTTAGGAAACAAACCTCGAAGTTCCATTGCAGCACAGGCTATAGCTATTAATACGAGAGTCAGCCAATGTAATTGAATTTGAAGTTTAGAGTATCTGTTCATATTTCATCCCTTAAGTGTTGTACCATGTCGAACATATAATATAAATCTTAACAAATCATTATTTCATCTGAGTTTTTAAGGCTGTGTTCTTGCATATGTGCGGAGATACCTTTTGCTACGGGTAATTTTGCATCACTACAGGTTGATATAGCTTTGCGCTGGTGAGGATTTTCATACCCATAACTGGCGCTGTATTGTCGCCGTGTTCCCGCATTAACAGAGACCGCAGCCATTACGGGATACTCCTCTGCACGAGTGTGCGGAGATAATCAAAAGCGATGCATACCGGGTTTTACTGTGCTGACAGACGCAGGGTTACCCTCATAGTCGCTTTTCCGGTGCGATGGTGGAAGAAACCGGGATGTTCATTCATCATCACTTTGGATTGATGTATATGCTCTCTTTTCTGACGTTAGTCTCCGACGGCAGGCTTCAATGACCCAGGCTGAGAAATTCCCGGACCCTTTTTGATCAAGAGCGATGTTGATTTGTTCAATCATTTGGTTAGGAAAGCGGATGTTGCGGGTTGTTGTTCTGCGGGTTCTATTCTTAGTTGACATGAGGTTGCCCCGTATTCAGTGTCGTTGATTTGTATTGTCTGAAGTTGTTTTTACGTTAAGTTGATGCAGATCAATTAATACGACACCTGCGTCATAATTGATTATTTGACGTGGTTTGATGGCGTACACGCACGTTGTGACATGTAGATGATAATTATTATCATTTTGTGGGTCCTTTCCGGCGATCCGGCAGGCTACGGGGCGGCGACCTCGCGCGTTTTCACTATTTATGAAAATTTTCCGGGATCCATGTCCGGTTTCTCTGCAAGTTAACTATATGAAAAATATAAAAACAGGTCTTCTGTGAACCGGACATGCGCAAAAAATGAGCATGTGAACCGGACATGACCGGTTTTGTCGTGATTGTGAGGTGAGAGTTTTTGCGAGGTGAGGAGTGGCTACGCAGACTGAAGTTGCCAGGCATTTAAGTCTGACCGATCGCCAGCTTCGCAGATTGCAGAAATTACCGGGTGCTCCGGTCTCGAATAAGCGAGGGCAACTGGATCTGGATGCCTGGCGTGATTTTTACATATCGTATCTGAGGAGAAGTAAAAACGATGTGTCTGATGGTGAGCCGGAAGAAGATTATGAAGAGAAATTGCTTATTGCCAGATGGGAACTGACAGCAGAACAGGCCGTTACACAACAGCTAAAAAATGAGGTGTCAAAAGGAAAACTGATCGACACCGGATTCTGTATTTTTGCCCTCAGTAAGCTGGCAATGGCGTTATCCAGTACGCTTGATTCCATCCCTTTATCCATGCAGCGACAGTTCCCGGATTTAACGCCACGTCATATTGAACATCTGAAAACCCTTATTGCAAAGGGCGCAAATCAGTGTGCGCGGGCAGGGGATAAATTACCGGATTTACTTGATGAATATATCAGAGCAACAACTGAATAATATGATGGCTGCCGTTTCGGTTGCGCTGCAGCCTCTGGTCAGGGTTGTACCGATGACGGCAGTTGAATGGGCTGATCAAAATTATTATCTGCCTAAAGAATCCTCATACGGTGACGGCGAATGGAAAACGCTGCCATTCCAGATCGCCATCATGAACAGTATGGGGAATGATCAGAGCCGCACTGTTAATCTGATTAAATCTGCCCGTGTTGGCTATACAAAGATGTTGCTGGGGGTGATCGGGTATTTTATTGAGCATAAATCCCGAAACAGTCTGCTTTTTCAGCCTACGGATTCTGCCGCTGAAGATTTTATGAAGTCTCATGTGGAGGCGACGATTCGGGACGTGCCATGCCTGAAAGACCTTTCCCCATGGCTGGGTCGTAAACATCGTGATAATACTCTCACGCTGAAACGCTTTTCATCGGGTGTGGGCTTCTGGTGTCTGGGTGGTGCTGCCGCCAAAAACTACCGTGAAAAATCCGTGGATGTGGTCTGTTATGACGAGCTTTCCTCGTTCGAGCCGGATGTCGAAAAAGAGGGTTCGCCAACCCTGCTGGGGGATAAACGTATTGAGGGCTCTGTATGGCCAAAATCCATTCGCGGCTCGACGCCTAAAATCAAAGGCACCTGCCAGATCGAAAAAGCCGCTAACGAGTCGGCACATTTCATGCGTTTTTATGTGCCCTGCCCGCACTGTGGGGAGGAGCAGTATCTGAAATTTGGCGATGAGTCCACGCCTTTTGGCCTTAAATGGGAGAAGGACAGACCCGAAAGTGTTTTCTACCTCTGTGAACATAATGGTTGCGTGATCCGTCAGTCTGAACTTGACCAGAGCAACGGGCGGTGGATCTGTGAAAACACGGGCATGTGGACCCGTGACGGTCTGACGTTTTTCAGCGCTGCGGGTAATGAAATTCCGCCGCCGCGCTCCATCACGTTCCATATCTGGACGGCGTACAGTCCGTTCACCACCTGGGTACAGATTGTCTATGACTGGCTGGATGCACTGAAAGATCCCAACGGCCTGAAAACCTTTGTGAACACCACGCTGGGCGAGACCTGGGAAGAGGCCGTGGGCGAAAAACTCGATCACCAGGTACTGATGGATAAGGTTGTTCATTACACGGCGGCGGTGCCTGCCCGGGTGGTTTATCTGACGGCGGGTATTGACTCGCAGCGAAACCGTTTTGAGATGTATGTCTGGGGATGGGCTCCGGGAGAGGAAGCCTTTCTGGTGGATAAAATCATCATTATGGGGCGTCCTGATGAGGAAGAGACGCTGTTACGTGTGGATGCGGCGATCAACAAAAAATACCGCCATGCAGACGGTACCGAAATAACCATTTCCCGTGTCTGCTGGGACACCGGGGGGATCGATGGCGAAATCGTTTATCAGAGGTCAAAAAAACACGGTGTTTTCCGGGTGCTGCCGGTAAAAGGCGCATCTGTCTATGGCAAGCCGGTGATCACCATGCCAAAAACCCGCAATCAGCGGGGCGTGTATCTGTGTGAAGTGGGGACGGACACCGCAAAAGAAATTCTCTATGCCCGTATGAAAGCCGATCCCATGCCTGCGGATGAAGCCACGTCATATGCCATCCGTTTTCCTGATGATCCGGAGATTTTTTCGCAGACAGAGGCGCAGCAACTGGTCGCGGAGGAGCTTGTGGAGAAGTGGGAAAAAGGAAAGATGCGTCTGCTGTGGGATAACAAAAAGCGGCGTAACGAAGCGCTGGACTGCCTGGTGTATGCCTACGCGGCATTACGTGTGTCCGTGCAACGCTGGCAGCTTGATCTGGCTGTACTGGCAAAATCCCGGGAAGAAGAGACGACCCGGCCAACCCTTAAAGAACTGGCAGCGAAGCTGTCCGGAGGAGTGAATGGTTACAGTCGCTGAACTGCAGGCGCTGCGTCAGGCGCGCCTTGATTTATTAACCGGTAAACGGGTGGTGTCTGTCCAGAAAGATGGTCGCAGAATTGAATATACGGCGGCTTCTCTGGATGAGCTTAACCGGGCGATTAATGATGCGGAGTCGGTACTGGGGACAACCCGGTGTCGCCGTCGTCCGCTGGGAGTGAGGTTATGAAACGAACGCCTGTCCTGATTGATGTGAACGGCGTTCCGCTTCGTGAGAGTCTCAGCTACAACGGGGGCGGTGCAGGATTTGGCGGGCAAATGGCTGAGTGGTTGCCACCGGCGCAGAGTGCCGATGCGGCCCTGCTGCCCGCGTTGCGTCTGGGGAATGCCCGGGCAGATGATCTGGTGCGCAATAACGGAATAGCGGCTAATGCGGTGGCTCTGCATAAGGATCACATTGTCGGGCATATGTTTCTGATCAGCTACCGTCCGAACTGGCGCTGGCTGGGGATGCGGGAGACCGCAGCAAAAAGCTTTGTCGATGAGGTGGAGGCGGCCTGGTCGGAATACGCCGAAGGGATGTTTGGCGAGATCGACGTGGAAGGAAAACGCACGTTCACGGAATTTATCCGTGAAGGTGTGGGCGTTCATGCGTTTAACGGCGAAATCTTTGTGCAGCCGGTCTGGGATACGGAAACCACGCAGTTATTCCGTACGCGTTTTAAAGCCGTGAGTCCGAAACGGGTGGACACGCCTGGACACGGTATGGGGAACCGTTTTCTGCGGGCCGGTGTGGAGGTCGATCGATATGGCCGTGCCGTCGCGTACCATATCTGTGAGGATGATTTTCCGTTCTCTGGTAGTGGACGATGGGAACGGATCCCGCGTGAACTTCCCACCGGGCGTCCGGCCATGCTGCATATTTTCGAGCCGGTGGAGGACGGGCAGACCCGTGGGGCCAATCAGTTTTACAGCGTCATGGAACGGCTGAAGATGCTCGATTCCCTGCAGGCAACACAGCTTCAGTCGGCCATTGTCAAAGCCATGTATGCAGCGACGATTGAAAGTGACCTTGATACCGAAAAGGCCTTTGAATATATCGCTGGTGCGCCGCAGGGGCAGAAGGATAATCCGCTTATGAATATTCTGGAGAAGTTCTCCACCTGGTATGACACGAATAGCGTGACGCTGGGCGGTGTCAAAATTCCGCACCTTTTCCCCGGGGATGATCTGAAACTACAGACAGCGCAGGATTCAGACAATGGATTTTCTGCGCTTGAACAGGCGCTGCTGCGGTATATCGCCGCCGGTCTTGGGGTTTCCTACGAACAGTTGTCCCGTGATTACTCGAAGGTCAGTTACTCAAGTGCCCGCGCCTCCGCCAATGAGTCGTGGCGCTATTTTATGGGGCGGCGAAAATTTATTGCGGCCCGGCTGGCCACGCAGATGTTTTCCTGCTGGCTGGAAGAGGCACTTCTTCGGGGGATTATTCATCCGCCACGGGCACGTTTTGATTTTTATCAGGCGCGATCAGCCTGGTCACGGGCAGAGTGGATTGGTGCAGGAAGAATGGCCATTGACGGGCTCAAGGAAGTCCAGGAATCAGTGATGCGCATTGAGGCCGGACTGAGCACGTATGAGAAAGAGCTGGCGCTAATGGGCGAGGATTATCAGGACATTTTCCGCCAGCAGGTCAGGGAATCTGCAGAGCGGCAAAAAGCCGGACTCTCACGTCCGGTGTGGATAGCGCAGGCGTATCAGCAGCAGATAGCGGAGAGTCGCAGGCCGGAAGAGGAGACAACACCACGTGAGACGTAATCTTTCACACATTATTGCCGCAGCATTCAATGAACCGCTGCTTCTGGAGCCCGCCTATGCGCGGGTTTTCTTTTGCGCGCTCGGGCGCGAGATGGGGGCAGCAAGTCTTTCGGTACCACAACAGCAGGTACAGTTTGATGCTCCCGGAATGCTGGCTGAAACGGACGAGTACATGGCCGGAGGTAAACGACCGGCCCGTGTTTACAGGGTGGTGAACGGTATTGCTGTACTGCCGGTGACCGGCACGCTGGTGCACCGGCTGGGTGGTATGCGGCCATTTTCCGGAATGACAGGCTATGACGGTATTGTCGCCTGTCTTCAGCAGGCAATGGCGGATAGCCAGGTGCGGGGCGTACTGCTGGACATTGACAGTCCGGGCGGGCAGGCCGCCGGCGCGTTTGACTGCGCTGACATGATTTACCGCCTCCGGCAGCAGAAGCCGGTCTGGGCACTGTGTAATGACACGGCCTGTTCTGCGGCCATGCTGCTGGCGTCGGCCTGTTCCCGACGGCTGGTTACCCAGACATCCCGTATCGGCTCTATTGGCGTGATGATGAGCCATGTCAGCTATGCCGGTCATCTGGCGCAGGCCGGAGTGGATATCACGCTGATTTATGCCGGGGCGCACAAGGTGGATGGCAATCAGTTTGAAGCCTTACCGGCAGAGGTGCGTCAGGACATGCAGCAGCGCATTGATGCGGCACACCGTATGTTTGCCGAAAAAGTGGCGATGTATACCGGGCTGTCTGTGGATGCGGTCACGGGGACAGAGGCTGCCGTTTTTGAAGGTCAGTCCGGTATTGAGGCCGGGCTGGCGGATGAATTAATCAATGCGTCGGATGCCATCAGTGTGATGGCTGCGGCGCTGAACACACATGATACAGGAGGCACTATGCCGCAATTAACCGCAACGGAAGCTGCCGCGCAGGAGAACCAGCGAGTGATGGGGATCCTGACGAGTCAGGAAGCGAAAGGACGTGAACAGCTTGCCACGGTGCTGGCAGGACAACAGGGCATGAGCGTTGAACAGGCCCGGGCGATTCTGGCCGCGGCAGCACCACAGCAGCCGGTGGCATCCGAGCAGAGTGAAGCCGATCGCATTATGGCGTGTGAAGAGGCGAAAGGTCGTGAACAACTGGCGGCAACGCTGGCGGCGATGCCGGAGATGACGGTGGAAAAAGCCCGCCCGATCCTGGCTGCTTCACCGCAGGCGGATGCCGGCCTCTCACTCCGTGATCAGATCATGGCTCTGGATGAGGCAAAAGGGGCTGAGGTGCAGGCTGAAAAACTGGCGGCCTGCCCGGGAATGACTGTGGAGAGCGCCCGGGCTGTGCTGGCTGCGGGATCAGGTAAGGCAGAGCCGGTTTCTGCATCAACAACCGCCCTGTTTGAACATTTCATGGCGAACCATTCACCGGCAGCGGTACAGGGGGGCGTGTCACAGACGTCGGCAGACGGTGATGCGGACGTGAAAATGCTCATGGCCATGCCATGAAGTCAGTGCTGACCATCAATATGAGGTTTTTACAATATGGTGACGAAAACCATCACTGAACAACGTGCGGAAGTACGTATTTTTGCCGGTAATGATCCGGCTCATACCGTCACAGGCAGCAGCGGGATTTCTCAGGCAACACCGGCACTGACACCCCTGATGCTGGATGAAGCCAGCGGGAAACTGGTGGTCTGGGACGGACAGAAAGCCGGTAGTGCGGTTGGCATACTGGTACTGCCGCTTGAAGGCACAGAGACGGCGCTGACGTATTACAAGTCGGGGACCTTTGCGACGGAGGCAATCCGCTGGCCTGAAAGTGTGGATGAACACAAAAAGGCCAATGCCTTTGTCGGCACAGCCCTGAGTCACGCGGCGCTGCCGTAACACGTTATCAGGCCACTGCGTTGGCCTGACTGATTTCTGAATGAAAGGAACTGATTTATGGGATTGTTTACGACCCGCCAGTTACTCGGTTATACCGAACAAAAAGTTAAATTTCGTGCGCTGTTTCTGGAACTGTTTTTCCGCCGTACGGTGAATTTCCACACCGAAGAGGTGATGCTGGACAAAATTACCGGAAAAACGCCGGTGGCAGCCTATGTCTCCCCGGTTGTTGAAGGAAAAGTGCTGCGTCATCGTGGTGGTGAAACCCGCGTGTTGCGTCCGGGCTACGTCAAGCCGAAACACGAATTTAATTACCAGCAGGCGGTGGAGCGCCTTCCCGGTGAAGATCCGGCGCAGCTGAACGACCCGACCTACCGTCGTCTGCGTATCATCACCGATAACCTCAAACAGGAAGAGCACGCCATTGTCCAGGTGGAAGAAATGCAGGCGGTGAATGCCGTGCTGTATGGCAAATACACCATGGAAGGGGAGCTGTTTGATACTGTCGAGGTGGATTTCGGGCGCTCTGAAGGAAATAACATTGAGCAGGCTGACGGTAAAAAATGGTCTGAGCAGGACCGTGATACGTTTGATCCGACGCATGATATTGACCTCTACTGCGATCAGGCCAGCGGCCTTGTGAATATCGCCATTATGGACGGTACGGTCTGGCGTCTGCTGAATGGCTTTAAGCTGTTCCGCGAAAAACTGGATACCCGTCGCGGCTCAAATTCACAACTCGAAACGGCAGTGAAAGACTTGGGGTCGGTGGTGTCTTTCAAAGGGTATTACGGTGATCTGGCCATTGTGGTGGCGAAAACGTCTTATGTGGCAGAGGACGGTACCGAAAAACGTTATCTGCCGGAGGGCACGCTGGTCCTGGGAAATACGGTTGCTGATGGCATCCGTTGCTATGGTGCCATTCAGGATGCGCAGGCGTTGTCCGAAGGTGTGGTGGCCTCTTCCCGTTATCCGAAACACTGGCTGACCGTTGGCGATCCGGCCCGTGAATTCACCATGACGCAGTCCGCTCCGCTGATGGTGCTGCCGGATCCGGATGAGTTTGTGGTGGTACAGGTGAAATAATCCGTGAGTGGGGGCGATATGCCCCCGTGTCTTTTTTCACAGGGGGCTGAGATGGCAACAAAAGAAGAAAATCAGAAACGTCTTCGTGAACTGGCTGGCCTGCTGGGGCGCGAGGTGGATATGTCGGGGAGTGCAGCGGATATTGCTCAACGTGTGTCTGAGTGGGAAGAGGAGCTTGCTGTTTCACCGGAAGGCATTATGCACTCTGATGAGAGCGGGTCTGATCAAAATTACACAGACGATGGTGAGCAGTTGAACAACACTGATGCTCCGGATGATGTTAAAGCCGTCCGGGTACGGAAGTGCCTGCAAGTGATGGGGTATTGCCCGGAGACAGGTCGTCCCGTTGAGCTGGCGTTACGGGGTATGCGTGTTCTGGTGCCATCATCACTGGCAACGGCCATGATACAGCACGGAACGGCTGAGTATGCGTGATTTTCAGAATGCCTTTGATGCTGCCCTCGCCGGGGTGGACAGTACGATCGTTGAAGTGATGGGGATCCGTGCGCAGTTCACATCCGGTGCACAACGTGGCGGCGAAGTTCAGGGGGTTTTTGACGATCCGGAGTCGCTGGGGTTTGCAGGTGGCGGGGTCCGTATTGAAGGAAGCAGCCCGTCATTATTTGTGCGGACGGATACGGTTCGTGCTGTGCGGCGTGGTGACACGCTGACCATTAACGGCGAGATGTTCTGGGTGGATCGTGTATCTCCGGATGACGGGGGCAGTTGTTATCTCTGGCTCAACCGTGGGGAACCACCGGCTGTTAACCGGCGACGATAAACGCAGGGTGAATTATGGTGATAAAAGGGCTTGATCAGGCTATTGACAATCTGAGCCGGTTTCGTAAAAACGCCATTCCTGCTGCTTCAGCAATGGCCATTAACAGTGTGGCCACAACGGCAATAAATCAGTCGGCGTCACAGGTTGCCCGTGAGACAAAGGTACGCCGGAAACTGGTAAAGGAAAGGGCCAGGCTGAAAAGGGCCACGGTTAAAAATCCTCAGGTCAGAATCAAAGTTAACCGGGGGGATTTGCCCGTAATCAGGCTGGGTAATGCGCGGGTTGTCCTGTCCCGACGCAGGCGACGTAAAAAGGGGCAGCGTTCATCCCTGAAAGGTGGCGGCAGTGTGCTTGTGGTGGGTAACCGTCGCATTCCCGGCGCGTTTATTCAGCAACTGAAAAATGGCCGGTGGCATGTCATGCAGCGTGTGGCCGGGAAAAACCGTTACCCCATTGATGTGGTAAAAATCCCGATGGCGGTGCCGCTGACCACAGCATTTAAACAGAATATTGAACGTATCCGGCGTGAACGCCTGCCAGAAGAACTGTCATACGCGCTGAAACAACAACTGAGGATTGCGATAAAACGATGAAACATACTGATATTCGTGCCGCAGTGCTGGATGCACTCGAGCAGCATGAACACGGGGCGACGCTGTTTGATGGTCGCCCCGTTGTTTTTGACGAAGAGGATTTTCCGGCGGTCGCGGTTTATCTGACGGATGCAGAGTATACCGGTGAAGAGCTGGATGCAGATACCTGGCGGGCCACACTGCATATTGAGGTGTTTTTACCGGCACAGGTACCGGATTCAGAGCTTGATCAGTGGATGGAAAGCCGGATTTACCCGGCGATGGCGGCGATCCCTGCACTGGCAGGCATGATTACCACGATGGTTACGCAGGGCTATGAGTATCGTCGTGATGACGATATGGCATTGTGGAGTTCTGCTGATCTGACTTATTCCATTACCTACGAAATGTGAGGACGATATGGCAACACCAAATCCCCTGGCGCCGGTAAAAGGTTCCGGCACCACGCTCTGGGTTTACACCGGCAAGGGTGATGCTTATGCAAACCCGTTGTCAGATGATGAGTGGACGCGTCTGGCAAAAATAAAGGATCTGACCCCCGGCGAGATGACGGCGGAATCCTACGACGATAACTATCTGGATGATGAGGATGCCGACTGGGTATCCACCGGGCAGGGACAGAAATCCGCGGGTGACACCAGTTTTACGCTGGCCTGGAAACCGGGTGAGCAAGGACAGCGTGATTTGATAGCCTGGTTTGACAGCAGCGAGACCCGGGCTTACAAAATCCGCTTCCCGAATGGCACGGTGGATGTGTTCCGTGGCTGGGTGAGTGCCATTGGTAAAGCGGTGACCGCCAAAGAGGTGATCACCCGTACCGTGAAGATCACCAATATCGGTCGTCCTTCGCTGGCGGAGGATCGGGGTGACATCACACCGGTCACGGGGATTACTGTGACGCCACCAACGGGCAATGTGGCAAAAGGTCAGAGTATCACCCTGACCGTGGCCGTTCAGCCGGAAGGGGTGACGGATAAAACCTTCCGTGCCACGTCGGCAAATCAGAATTTCGCCACCATTACCGTGAAGGGGAACACAATCACGGTGAAAGGTGTTGCGGCGGGTAAAGCGCAGATCCCTGTTGTCACCGGCAATGGTGAGTTTGCGGCAGTGGCGGAAATTACCGTCACGGATGGCGCAGCGGGTTAAGCTGAGGGAGTGATAAAGCATGTTTCTGAAAACAGAACAATTTGAATATAACGGTGTGTCCGTCACGCTTTCTGAGCTGTCTGCGCTGCAGCGTATTGAGCATCTTGCCCTGCTGAAACGGCGTGCAGAACAGGCTGAAGCCAGCGGTAACCTGCAGGTGAGCGTGGAAGATCTCGTCAGAACCGGCGCGTTTCTGGTGGCGATGTCCCTGTGGCATAACCATCCACAGAAAACGCAGATGCCGTCCATGAATGAGGCCGTGATGCAGATCGAGCAGGAAGTGCTCACCACCTGGCCTGCCGATGCCATTGCCCGGGCGGAAGATGTGGTGTTGCATCTGTCCGGGATGAGCGAGCCTGTTCATACGGATACTGATATCACCGAAGTGGCGAAAAATAACGTGCTTACTGATGATGATTTTTCTGCGGGAAAGTTTTCGACGGCGAGCTGAATTTTGCCCTCAGACTGGCGCGTGAGATGGGGAGGCCTGACTGGCGCGCCATGCTTGCCGGGATGACATCCACCGAATATGCCGACTGGCGACATTTTTACCGCACGCATTATTTTCAGGATACCCAACTGGATATGCATTTTTCCGGGCTGATGTACGCCGTACTCAGCCTGTTTTTTTGCGATCCGGATATGCATCCCTCGGATTTCAGTCTGCTGGCTCCCCGGCGAGAGGAAGAGCAGACGGAGATGCCGGATGAGGAAGACATGCTGATGCAGAAAGCGGCAGGACTTGCCGGAGGCGTCCGGTTCGGTGGGGAGGGAGGGGGCGATATTTCACCTTCTGCAGATGTGGTGGATGTCAGCGAGGATGATGTTGCATTAATGATGGCTTCAGCGGGGATTTCAGGAGGTGTGAGATATGTCCCAGCCGGTTGGTGATCTTGTTATTGACCTGAGTCTGGATGCGGCCCGTTTCGATGAGCAGATGAGCCGGGTAAGGCGTCATTTTTCAGGACTGGATACCGACGCCAGAAAAACCGCCGGTGCCGTTGAGCAGAGTCTGAACCGTCAGGCGCTGGCCGCACAAAAAGCCGGGATTTCCGTCGGGCAGTATAAAGCAGCCATGCGTACCCTGCCCGCACAGTTCACGGATATCGCCACGCAGCTTGCCGGTGGTCAGAGTCCGTGGTTGATCCTGCTGCAGCAGGGCGGACAGGTGAAGGACTCCTTCGGTGGGCTGATCCCCATGTTCCGGAGCCTTGCTGGTGCCGTCACGCTGCCTGCTGTCGGGATCACATCACTCGTTGCAGCAACCGGGGCGCTGGCGTATGCCTGGTACCAGGGGGACTCCACGCTTTCAGCGTTTAATAAAACCCTGGTTCTTTCCGGTAATCAGTCCGGGCTGACCGCAGATCGCATGCTGACTCTCTCCAGAGCAGGACAGGCAGCAGGGCTGACGTTTAATCAGGCGAGTGAGTCACTGGCAGCACTGGTGAATGCCGGTGTGCGTGGTGGTGAACAGTTTGATGCCATTAATCAGAGTGTGGCGCGTTTTGCTTCTGCATCCGGTGTGGAAGTGGACAAGATTGCAGAGGCTTTCGGAAAACTGACCACCGACCCGACGTCGGGGCTGATGGCGATGGCGCGCCAGTTCCGTAACGTGACGGCAGAGCAGATTGCGTATGTTGCGCAACTGCAGCGTTCCGGTGATGAGGCCGGGGCATTGCAGGCCGCAAACGAGGCCGCCACAAAAGGGTTTGATGAGCAGACCCGCCACCTGAAAGCGAATATGGGAACGCTGGAGACCTGGGCGGATAAAGTCGGCAGTGCGTTTAAATCCATGTGGGATGCAGTGCTGGATATCGGGCGTCCTGAGTCATCTGCAGAAATGCTGAATAAGGCACAGCAGGCATTCGATGAGGCGGATAAAAAATGGCAATGGTATCAGAGTCGCAGTAACCGGCGCGGAAAAACGTCAGCGTATCTTTCTAATCTGCGCGGCGCATGGGACGACCGCGAAAACGCCCGCCTCGGTCTTTCAGCGGCGACACTGCAGGCAGACCTGGAAAAAGCCAGCGAAATGGCGGCACGGGATCGGGCTGAATCAGAGGCCTCACGGCTGAAGTACACCGAAGAGGTGCAGAAGGCATATGAACGCCTGCAGACGCCGCTGGATAAATATACCGCCCGCCAGAAGGAACTGAAGAAGGCACTGAAAGACGGGAAAATCCTGCAGGCAGATTACAACACGCTGATGGCGGCTGCGAAAAAGGATTATGAAGCGACGCTGAAAAAGCCGAAGTCGTCAGGTGTAAAAGTGTCAGCCGGTGAGCGTCAGGAAGACCAGGCGCATGCTGCCCTGCTGGCGCTTGATACCGAGCTCCGGACGCTGGAAAAACACAGTGGTACGAATGAGAAAATCAGCCAGCAGCGCCGGGATTTATGGAAAGCGGAAAATCAGTATGCGGTCCTGAAAGAGGCCGCCACGAAACGGCAGTTATCTGAGCAGGAAAAATCCCTGCTGGCCCATGAGAAAGAGACGCTGGAGTACAAACGCCAGCTGGCTGACCTGGGCGACAAGGTTGAATACCAGAAACGGCTGAATGAGCTGGCACAGCAGGCAGCGCGGTTTGAAGAGCAGCAGAGCGCGAAGCAGGCGGCCATCAGCGCAAAAGCCCGCGGTCTCACCGATCGTCAGGCGCAGCGTGAGTCTGAAGAGCAGCGTCTTCGTGACGTGTACCGCGATCATCCGCAGGCGCTGGCACAGGTCACCGGGGCACTGAAGCAGACATGGGCGGATGAAGATATGCTGCGCAGTGACTGGCTGGCCGGGTTTAAGTCTGGCTGGGGTGAGTGGGTTGAAAGTGCGACGGACAGTTTTTCGCAGGTTAAAAGTGCTGCAACGCAGACCTTTGATGGTATTGCACAGAATATGGCGGCAATGCTGACCGGCAGTGAACAGAACTGGCGCAGTTTCACCCGTTCGGTGCTGTCCATGATGACGGAAATCCTGATTAAACAGGCCATGGTGGGGATTGTCGGGAGTATCGGCAGCGCCATCGGGGGAGCCATTGGTGGTGCTGGCGCGTCAGCTTCCACGGGGACAGCCATTCAGGCTGCGGCAGCAAACTTTCATTTTGCGACCGGTGGATTCACCGGCACTGGCGGAAAATATGAGCCTGCGGGGATTGTTCACCGTGGTGAGTTTGTGTTCACGAAGGAGGCAACCAGCCGGATTGGTGTCGGCAACCTGTACCGCCTGATGCGGGGGTATGCGGATGGCGGTTATGTGGGTGGTTCCGGAAGTCAGGCTCAGATGCGGCGGGCAGATGGTATCAGTTTTAATCAGAACAACAATGTGGTGATTCAGAATGATGCCACGAATGGCAGTATCGGTCCGCAGGCACTGGTGCTGGTTTATGACATGGCCCGTAAGGGAGCCCGTGATGAGATCCAGGCACAGATGCGTGATGGCGGTATGTTCTCCGGAGGTGGGCGTTGAAAACATTTCGCTGGAAAGTGAAGCCGGGAATGGAAGTGACCTCTGAGCCGTCGGTTATGGAAGTGCGTTTTGGGGACGGGTATTCCCAGCGTGCGCCTGCCGGGCTGAATGCGGATCTGAAAATCTACAACGTTTCGCTGTCTGTGTCCCGTGATGATGCCAGACGGCTGGAAGATTTTCTGGCAGAGCACGGGGGTTGGAAGGCGTTTCTGTGGACGCCGCCTTATACGTACAGGCAGATAAAGGTGACGTGTGCTAAATGGACCTCCAGGATAAATATGCTGCGTGTGGAATTTAGTGCTGAGTTTAAACAGGTAGTAAGCTGAAGTGGATAAAATAATAAAATAAATAAAAGTAGTGAAAATAATTAAAATAATAAATTGCTATTTTATATATTTATTTGTCTCATTTCTTATTATAAAGTGTTGCCTGGATCTTTTTTTTACATTCTCTTACATTTTGAATATTGAATGGGCAGCTATTTTAAATATTTTAAATAATGTTTATGACAGTTTCTGTTGTGAACAGTTCGGTTAAAAGATTAAAAAGGACTAAATAAATGAAAAAAATGACAGTGGCACTTTCTGCTGTTGCAGTGGCAGTGATGTTTGCTGCGGGGGCTCAGGCAGCAGAAGTTTATAATAAAGATGGTAATAAGCTGGATCTTTATGGTCGTGTAACTGCTCTCCATTACTTCTCAGACGATAAAGGTGATGATGGCGATAAGACCTATGCACGTCTTGGTTTTAAAGGTGAGACTCAGATCAATGATCAACTGACAGGTTTTGGTCACTGGGAATATCAGTTTTCAGGTAATAAGGCCGAGTCTGAAGGGACGGCAGGCAATAAAACCCGTCTGGCATTTGCCGGTTTGAAATTCGCTGATTTAGGTAGCATTGATTACGGGCGTAATTATGGTATCGCTTATGATGTCGGTTCGTATACAGACGTTCTGCCAGAATTTGGTGGCGATGGCTGGACGCAGACTGATAACTTCATGACTGCTCGTACTTCCGGAGTGCTGACTTACCGCAATACAGATTTCTTCGGACTGGTGGATGGTCTTAACTTTGCAGCCCAGTATCAGGGAAAAAATGAGCGAGATGACCTCCAGAAGTCTAATGGTGATGGATATGGTTTCTCTGCCAGCTATGAGTTTGATGGTTTTGGTTTTGTGGCAGCGTATACTAAGTCAGATCGTACAGGTAAGCAGGTTAATGGCCTGAATGGTAGCAAAACTATTGAAGTCAAAGATCCTTTAACGGGGGATGTGACGGAAAAAGAAGTGTCCGTTGATTCCGGCAGCGTTGCAAAAGGTAAGTATGCTGAGATGTGGGGGACTGGCCTTAAATATGATGCAAACAATCTGTATCTGGCTGCAATTTATTCCGAAACCCAGAATATGACCACTTTTGGTGATACCGGGGTTGCGGATAAAGCACAAAACCTTGAAATGGTTGCTCAGTATCAGTTCGATTTTGGCCTGCGTCCATCTCTGGCTTATCTGCAGTCCCGCGGACAGGATGTTATGGTTGGTGGTGTGAACCATGGCGACCAGGATCTGGTTAAATATATTGATGTCGGTGCGACTTATTACTTTAACAAAAATATGTCCACTTATGTTGATTATAAAATTAACCTGATTGATGAAAGCGAATTTACCCAGAAAGCCGGTATTGCGACAGATAATATCGTTGCTGTTGGGATGACTTATCAGTTCTGATTATTGCTGATAAGTTAATAAATACAGACCGTCTGCCCTTACAGGCGGTCTGTATCAATGAAAACATAGTTTTCATTGGTCACTGCATCAGCAATTGCCATGCATATGCTGATTTAATTTTCTGTTATTACCTTTATTGGTTTTATTTAAAACTGAACGTATTGTTCGGGGCGCGTCTGCGCCCCTTTTTTATGGGCGGATACATATGCAGGATATTCATGAGGAGAGTCTGAACGAGGCAGTAAAATCAGCGCAGTCCGCCCGCGTGGTGCTGTGGGAAATCGACCTGAAGGCGCAGGGAGGCGAACGCTATTTTTTCTGCGGTGAAATCAATGAAAAGGGCGAGCCTGTCACCTGGCAGGGGCGTCAGTATCAGGCATACCCGATAGAGGGCAGCGGCTTTGAGATGAACGGCAAGGGCAGCAGTGCGCGACCGTCGCTGATTGTCTCGAATCTGTTCGGA